GCTATCACCTGACCATATGGCGGAACGCCTTATCTCTGGTGCAAAATCTGCTTGATCGTTCATACCACCTCCATAATGGTTTTAACAATCTCTTTCCAACTGTCGATCTCATCTTCTAGATCTTCTAACTCTTGACCTAGCTTGCCAGTTTTGATCTGCTCTTGTTTTAACTCATCTAGCATCTGAGCTATAAGGTCATCTTGCCTTGCGACTAGGTTTTTAAGACGATCCACCTCTTTTTTGGTGTAAGCATCATTGATCTTCTTATCAACTGCCTTCACTGGAAAAGGTGTCTTAGGTTTATTCTTACTGCTTGGTGTTTTTGACATGATTAACTCCATTAGTTAGGTTATTTGCCAAAAGGGATTGCTGAGAGATCGTCAAGATCCTCTACTTCAATAAAAGCAAACCACTTCGCATCTTCCCCGCATCCGCTTATGGGTAAGTTACGGCTATTGTTTGCTGTCATTTTCTTTTGAAGTCCCGTCACCATATCGTGAGGGCGTTGGGGTGACAAGCACTGTAAAGTGTCTTGGTCTAGGTGTTTGCAATTAACGCAATATTCCATGATTATTCCTTATTAAATAGTTAGGGTTTCAGTTACTACAGATAGAACATTACTACATTACTACGATTAGTGCAATTTATTTGTTAGGTGTTGTTTTTTTATCTTCGGTCACTACATCGCCTTGAGGATTGATGTAATAAGGCGTACCTGTTTCTGTTGCTCTGATCCATTCTCGGTACTGAGCTGCTTGGTTCATTTGTTGCCACTTCTGCGCATCTTTATCTGCTTTGTTCATACGAGTTGATCCTTTCACCGATCCATTTCATTACATTAACTGCCATTGAATTACCTAAAGCCTTATACCTTGGTCCATCTGGGGTTTGCTTGCCATTTAGCATGATGTCGGTATATCCATCAGGAAACCCCTGTAAACGCTCACACTCTATAGGAGTCAACCTTCTGACCGCCATACTTGCTTGATAAACTGCATTTATTTGTTGCGTAACTTCACTAGCTTGAGGACTTCTGCTTGGGTTGTTAGTGGTTAAAGTAGGAGCAATAACTCCGCCAACATGATCTATATCCATTCCAGCTCTAATCGTTTGGCTTGTGTTTTTATTGGTAGTTAAGTTATACATATCAACCGCTACCCCTTGCAGCCCAGTTGCATCAAGCGTGTAACTGACCCCCTCTGACCAACCCTTGCCATTTTGAGCCTTATCTCGACCAGAAGTGTCCTGTAGGGTAATAATTGCCTGGAGCTTGTTCTTATCAGGCATCCTCTGATCGTCTGAGGTACAGGTGAGCGTGTCAGCCGTCTGAGTTCCATTCCAAAAGGTCGGAATGAAATGTCCACTCATGACAGATTGGTGCGCTCTGCGTTGTCCTCCACATTCGGTGTCAAGTGTTCCGACTGTGGTGGGGATGAACCATTCGTCTTCGCAATTGAATCCGACACGACTTGTTCCAGTGCCACTTGCAGAGAGCGTGGGAGTGACTTCCCCCTTTTTTCTGCTCGCCTTAGTATTCCTAAACAAGCTCTCTCGCTCAAATAGAACCTTGGCGGAATGTTCCCAACCTCCAAGACATCCGACAACAAAGACTCTCCTTCTCCGTTGAGGCACTGCTCCTGACCCTCCAACATACTGAGCATCAAGCACTCTGTAGGCGAACCCATACCCGCATTGGACCACCGCAGAGAGGAAGGCTGAAAAGTCTGCTCCTTTATTGGAACTGAGGACACCTGGCACATTTTCCCAAATGAACCACTGGGGTCTAAAGTGGTCAAGAAGTCCAACATAGGTGAGAGCGAGATTCCCTCTAGGATCTGCGATTCCTGCTCGTAGCCCTGCGACTGAGAAGGCTTGGCAAGGTGTTCCTCCGACCAAAAGGTTAACTGGTTCATTTATGCTCCATTCTTTGTATTTAGTCATATCCCCAAAATTAGGGACCATTGGATAATGATGCTCTAGCACCTGTGAGGGAAATTTCTCAATTTCTGAAAACCCCAAAGGTTTCCACCCTAAGTGATGCCAGGCAACCGAGGCTGCTTCAATACCGCTACAAACACTCAAATAATTCATGCGACTTCCTTTGCACAATCTTTGCACATACAGGCGTACCACCGACTAAATTGTTTATTAGGTAATTTTCTACTACAACAAGAGCAAGTTTTCATTTTGTTGCACTCCTTTAAAAAGTATGATCTAATCCAAATAAGTTTGTTTAGGTGGTGGTTTTGTGGTCAGTTGTGCGGTGGGGGCATCCATAACAGTTTTGACCTCTCTACCAAAATCACCGCCTAAATGAATTACAACGGGGGCATAACCCACCCCTCCCGTATGGTGTAGAGCCAAAGGGAATAAACGAGTTCCGCTATCATCTGTCAGACCTTTACAGGAACGCACTGGCTTAGTTAAGGGAACAAGCGATAAACGATTTCTACCACTTAAAAGTGAAACCCGCCTAAAGCGGGTTAGGTGCTTAGAACTCGTCAAGTGTCACTACCCCCTTAACTTACAGATTAAATGGCTAAAATCAGCCATACAAGAGGAATTACCGCTATTGCACAAGCAATAAGGATAAGTTTGTCTGTTTTGGTATCTTTATAGTTCATTTGGTTTCTTTTCAAAATGGGTATCAAGATAAGTTAAAAATGCTTTGCAACATTTCTTTGCTAACTTATCAGCGTTGGCGGGGTCTATCTTCCCTGTATCCAATTGCTCATAAATATCATTGATAGATTGGAATAAGTCTTCGATTGTGTAGTTCATAACAATTCCTTAAAGAACGATTTTGGCTTTGTAACAAGACCACCAGGCGTTGAAGGATAAAGGCTGAAAACCCTCCTTCGCAGCCCTGTACAGGTAAGCTGAATACTTTTCTAGTGCGCTCATGCTAACTCCTTAAAAGTTTAAGAAAACAAGCGTTCCAGATGGTGTTTCACCGCAAAAATGAGAACTGCGATCGGTTAAATGATCCATTACCTCATACTTTGTGGAGTTCTTTTCTAAGCTATACATATCAATTATTTCAGCAGGTGTAGCCTCGGTGTAATCACAACAAATAGCGATAACATCTAATTCGATGTCATTTCCTAAATCGCTTTCTAAAGATTCCAAGCCAGTGTAAAGAAGGTGCAACCCTTCAAGACTGAAATTGTTGGGACGGATTTGCTGAAATGCCTGGACAAACATATCGCCAGTTACGGTTTGTTTCATAATGTTCTCCTTAAGCGGTTTTAAAAAAACAATGGTCATATAGTTCAGAAAAATCTTTTTCGTGATACCACTTGTTTGAATCGTTGTGCAATTCGGTAATAGCCAGACCCTTCAACTTCTCCAAGTGAGAAGCACCGATCTTTCGGTTTTTTTTGATCCATTCCATAAACTGGTGGAAGTAATCCAGTAATTCACCATGCAATTCGATTTCCATAGCGTTCCCCTTAAACTTTAAAGTCATCAGTTGCAAAAGACTTGAATAAGTCCACCATTCTCAAAACATCTTTATGGGGCATATTTTTACCTGTAGCATCTATCACAATGCTCCTAATGTCTTCTACTTGAGATTGAGTGATCTCATAGCCATCAGTAGTTGTCCAGATGTACTCTGCATAACCTTCTTTGTTGATTCCTAATTTCATTTGTAGCTCCTGGTAGTTAGGTGGTAGCAGTAGGTTAGAACGCTGACTTGTTTTTATCTAGGCTTGTTGCTACCTAGCTTTCTCACCCTTGATCCCGCTGATACATCTTGCTTCGTCTAGTGTTTTCCCGTCAAACTAATAAAACCTACTGCATATATATGATTATCATGATTATTGCTATTAGTACCTAATTGTATTTTTTAATTGTTGTTTTATTTCCAATAGTCTTATGCTATGATCCAGGTGATAGTCTATCTTCTATAATCTATAGGTCTATAGTCTATTTTCTATACTTCATAGGCTTCTATAGTTTCTATATATATATAGTAATTATGTAAGTTATTAACTAGATACATAGATAAGAGATTGGGTATGCCGAAGCCTGGAAAGGTAATCAACTCTCCGCACTCTGTCCCCTTTAATATTTCATATGGGGTTGTCATCACTTAAGCATAGTCATTACAGAATTACGCTATGGCTTGTATCAAAAGGGATTGGCTAGACTTCACACAAAGCAGCATGACTGTTTGCCCTTTGAGTTGGGCATGACCTCGGTGAGGTGTGCACCCCCTTCCGAGTCCACCCCAAAAAAAATTACAGTTTATTGAGCGTAGTTGTGTTGTCGGTTAAGTTCACGCTCTGGTCTGAACAATAGAACTTACGACTTAAAACCTTATCCAGATTGAAGCAATTGAAGGTTGTCCACATCGGACCAGTAGCAACGCCTTCTATGTGTTTGCAGTATTTGGATAGGCTTCCAATGCCTGTAACATCTAAACCCATCTCTAAAGTGGATAAACCCATGCCTGTAGGGTTCGTTGTGATGACAGAAAACCCCTCATTTAGAAGATTGCGTACCCGATTCTTAAAGAATTGAGCATCAAAGTCTGGCAATTGCCCAGATTGTGGGAGGGCGTTAATGATGAGGTAATCAAATTCAATGGGAATGGGGGCGTTTAAGGCGGGGTACTCAAAGAGTAGATCCTCTCTGCAAGCCATAGGAGAGGGTAATTCAAGGAGGTTAGACAGATGGTCAAACCATTCCAGATGAAAGTTAACCCAATCATGCTGTAGGGGATGGTTGTAAAAGTAGTTATCTCTACCAATCCAAGCGTTTACTGTGCCAGGCGGAATACTTAACCCTTGCAAGCTAATAGGAAGGTCCTCAAGCAACGGGGTTAGTTGACTGTGGTGCATTGGATTACAGTGGTGCGTAAACTCCAGGTCGGGGTTATCCTTGCAAACCCGCCTTAAGTAATTAAGATGAACTAGGTTATCTCCTAGATGATATTCATTGTATGTGTGTATCATGGTAGTGTATGATGAGTTAAGTTATAAGGAGAATAGCATGACTATTGAAGTAGAAAAAAATATTCCCATACCCCCTGAGAAAAAGCGCAATGTGTACCCATATAAAGCTATGGAGATCGGTGAAAGTTTCTTCATACCAACGGGGAAGATTCAAATTGTCTGTAATGCCAATTACCGTACAGGCAAGCAGTTAAATAAGAAGTTCATCGCTAGAAAAGACAAAGAAGGAGTGCGAGTATGGAGAACGGAATAAAAGATGCGGTGTCTGTCCAACAGTACATCGAGAAAGCTGGCGATCTAGCCAAAAAACAATATATGCAACAGATGTGGGGCTTAGATAAAGAAAAACTATTCCATGAGCTAATGCGGGTTCATGCCAAGTCCTCAGAGCTATTGATGGCTGCGGAAGAAGAAATCAAATACCTCAAATCATTGTTAGATGGTCCAGAGGATGGGGATGCAAGACACTAAGGATTAAAAATGACTACCCAACAAGAGTTGATGGCATTGATTCAACAACAACAATATGAGCAAATGAGGCAACAAATGTTTGCTCGTAATACCGCTTATGCTAAACCTAATTGGCAACAGCAGATGGCTACTTTGACCCCACAGCAAGAACAGGCTTTTCAGCAATGGGTTCAAGCTAACAAAGTACCGTTTGATTCTAACGATAAGTATCCTGATTATGATATGAGGGGTTATTACTTATCTTTGCAAAACAATCCAGAAGCGCAACAATCTGCGGTTAACCCTATTACCCAGAGCTTGCATTACCCAGATACTTACAAAACTCCCTACCATGAATCTTTTAGTTCTGAATCACAATGGGCTACAGAAGGCGCTCCTTCTTGGCAAGGTGAAAAGTTAGTATCTCCCAAAGGTGAGGTTGTTTTTGAAGATAAGCCTGAATGACTTGGAAAAACTTTCTTCTGAGCGCCTGATGTTTAAGACCGAGATGATGAGGGCGCTTTCTTGCAAGACCAAAAAGCAGAAGATCGCTTTGGCAAGCGAGTGGAAAGAGAGGTTCAGTGCAATGACCTATGCAAGCCTGATAGACCTTGCTAAGAACCATACAGCCCGTTTAAAGGTGGCTTATTGGGACTTACCTAACTTTGAAACAAAGAGATTGGATAAACACAATTGAAAACCTGTGCCGTAGTAACCGTAACCAATGGCAAGCGCCCAACGGAGTTAGCAAATTGCATTAAATCTATTGCAAGCCAACAAGGAATAACCCCTACGCATTACATTTTGTGTGACGGTGACTTTAATACCTTTGTCGAACTCAGAAGGCTTTACGCCAATGGTTGCGTAAAGATCTGCTACTGGGATGGCAAGATCGGTGGCAATGGGTATGCGGGGCAACGCTGGCTCGCTGCTGCGCCTCAATTGATTACCGAGGATGTTACTTTCTTTTGTAATGACGATGATTGGTATTCTCCTGACCATGTAAAAAGTATCATGGATAAAATTGATGAGGGCTATGATTGGGCTTATAGCCTTAGATCAGTTCACGATAAGGAGGGCAACTTTTTGTTTGATGACAACTGCGAAGCCCTCGGAGAGCTACACGATACTTGGAATATCCCTGGTCATCGCTTTGTGGATTGGTGTATGTGGGGTATGAAAACCGAATACCTAAAACAACTCGCTATTTTGCTAAACCGCCCTGATCCTACGGTGGATCGCCAGTTTTATCAGGCAGCTACCCGTATTGTTCCCAAGTTTGCCTCCACAAATAAGCACACCTTTCATTTTCGGATGGGTGGGAGCTGTGGAGTGCAGCCTGAGTTTTTTATTGAAGGCAACAAGCGCATTTTGGAGAAGTTTGACGGTAAATTGCCTTGGATCACTACATGAGCAACTTTAACCTCAAGCATTTCTATCATTTTTGTAATCAACTCAAAATTGAAACAAAAGAGCAAGGCTTACGCAAGCTCGATAACCTCATGGGTTCTCAGACCTATGTAATGAACGAAATGGCTAAAGGATTGGCAGATGGATGCCATTTTTTTGTCATTCTGAAAGGAAGGCAACTTGGAATCACCACAATCTCCCTCGCACTTGACCTTTATTGGCACTTCACCCACCCAGGGTTGCAAGGAACGCTCACAACAGACACCGAAGAAAATCGAGATATGTTCAGAAGCACCCTTGCAATGTACATGGATGGTTTACCCAAAGAGTACAAAATCCCGATCCTTACTCACAACAGGAACGCCCTTGCCCTCAAGAATCGCAGTCGATTATTTTATCAAGTCGCTGGGCTTAGAGCGAAAGGATCTCTGGGTCGTGGGAAAGGTATCACCTTCCTTCATGGCACAGAAACAAGCTCGTGGGGTGACGAAGAAGGATTAGCTTCCCTGTTAGCTTCCCTTGCGGAAACCAACCCTGATCGGCTTTACACCTTTGAATCTACAGCTCGTGGTTTTAATATGTTTCACGATATGTACACCACTGCTAAACGGGCTAAAACCCAACGGGCAATCTTTTGTGGATGGTGGCGTAATGAGATGTATAGCCTAGATCCTGAAGGTCAGACCTACAAGGTGTATTGGGATGGCAAGCTCACTGGTGAGGAAAAGGAATGGGTACGGGACATTAAGAAACTTTATGGGGTAGAGATCAATTCTCGCCAGATAGCGTGGTGGCGTTGGAAGTTGTACGAAGGGATCAAAGATGATAGCCTGATGTATCAGGAGTTCCCACCCACCGAGGACTATGCCTTTGTGATGACGGGAACATCGTTCTTCTCCAATGCGAGGTGTACCGATGCTGTCAAGAAGCTCAAGAAAGTTAGTTGCGATTATTACCGCTACAGCTTTGGCGTTAATTTCCAAGATACCGAGGTGCTTAAATCTACAGAACGCCTTGCCACACTCAAGATTTGGGAAGAACCTGTGGATACTGCTTATTATGTTATCGGTGCTGATCCCGCTTATGGATCTAGTGATTGGGCTGATCGGTTTTGTATTCAGGTGTTGCGGGTATATGCAGATGGGCTTGAGCAGGTGGCTTCATTTGCCACTTCTGAATTAAACACTTACCAGTTTGCTTGGGTGATCTCTCACTTAGCGGGTGCGTACAAGAACTCCACATTAAACTTGGAGATCAATGGTCCAGGGCAAGCTGTCATCAATGAACTGCGAAACCTCAAGCGCCAAGCTGCTGCGATGGGCACTGCTTTAGGAAAAGACCTCATGGATGTGTACGGCAATATGCAAAACTACATCTGGCGCAGAAACGATACCCTTGGTGGCATGAGCAATTCTATTGGTTGGATGACTACGGCAGCTACCAAAGAGCGTATGCTCACTTACATGAAAGACTACTTTGAAAGAGGTATGTTGGACTTGTGGGATATGGACACCCTTGAAGAAATGAAAACCACCATTCGAGATGGCGGATCAATTGAAGCCTCTGGCAGAAACAAAGACGATAGGGTTATTGCTTGCGCCCTAGCTTGCGCAGCCTTTGCCGAACAGGTGCAGCCCAGGCTTATTGCGCAGAAAATTACCAGACAAGTTTCTAGGGTACAGGATGACTTTTCCCCCGAACAACTCACAGTCGGAAGAAATGTCAGTGATTATCTGAAAAAGATTGGGGTTTACGGTACATGAGAGCCACCATGCCTAGAACTGAACTCAGACGGGTAATGAAGCGATTTTTGCAAGACAAGGATCGGGGAATCTCCATGCCTTTGTTTGCAGACCTTGCGGGGATCTCTTTGTCACATTTGAAGGATGTTTTCTTGAATGAAACCGAACCTTTAACCGAATATGTACAGCGTAGGGTGTCAAAAGCCTATAACGAGTGGCTAAACGGTGAAGTAGCAATCATGCAAAACCGAGATACCTCTAAATTTGTTCAATATCGTAAAGAAGCACGCCCAACACTACATCGTAGTACGGGCTTGCAAGTGGTGAATGGAGAGATTAAGATTAAGGTCGGGATTAGCAATAGATATGATTATTCAGAATTAACGCTTGACGAACAATTGAAGGGGAGATAACAATGGCGGTAGTTAACGATTTTCACTGTGCAGTACACGGGTATTTTGAATCACGGGAGGCTAAATGCCCCATGAAAGGTTGCCATGAAGAAGTTATGGTCGTATTTTTGCAAGCACCTAACCTCGTTAGTGCAAAAACCAGATTTACAGACAAGTCCACTAAACAACTTGCCATCGAATTTGGAATGTCAGACATTAAAAGCACCCGTGAAGGCGAGCACCAAGAAGGCTTCCTCGCCAAGAAAAACAAGTTCACCGAAAAAGAATACGCAGATGCCGAAAAGTTCGCCACCCGTAAAAAAGGTGTTAACAAAGATCGAATTAAACCAACAGCGCCACAAGCGCCACAAGAAGGTCCAAGAGAAGCAAGACCAGGCGATGCAGCGGTCTGGGGTGGCGGTATGCAAGGAATGAATATGCAATCCATCCTAGCGGGAAGATTCTCTCAGCCAGTAGGACCATCACTTGGCAAAGAAGCAGAGCCTACTAATTTTGCTCCAAGCCAAGCGGGTATTAAAACTGGACCAGTTACGCTTCCTGGGGGTACACTGAGAGATCCACAAAACTTACAGATTAAAAAATGAAAATACCTAGCGGAGAAAGTCGTGAGGATTTTTACTTAGACATCATTAACAAGTGTATGGTGTCCAAGGAAGAAAGAAGGGGTGACTACACGACACTCCGAGCTTATTATTTATTTGGAGCTGGTCCTGAA